TTTCCGCTTGGGAGAATACCCAATCAGTGACACCAAATTCACCACACTTGATCGCAGCTTCGCTGTTGGAAGATATGACTCTTCTGCACGACGTTCAGTATAGAACAAGCCCATGTTCAGAACATACGCCATCACCTCCAAGATCACCTCACCCGTACCAGATCGATATAGATCCTTCCAGGCATCCCGGTTTGCCATACGATCCTGCAACTGTGTCACAATCGTATCAAAATCAAAATCCACATAGGAAAGGGTATTCGTCGCCATCCTACTCTCCTCTCTGCAAAATCTTGTGTTCAAAAATCGAATTCCCGTAGCCCTTGATCCTGAACTTCACCACGAGAGACACCTCACCTCGATCTGGATCAGAAACCGCCTGAACCTGTTCCACAGAAACACGATCATCCCATCGCTCAATTGACTCTTTCACATCATGAGCAATGAACTTCATCAGCGTATCATCGATGTTCTCAAACACCATGCTCCCAAGATTCGAACCAAACTCTGGAAGCATAACGCGCTCACCCTTCTGCGTTCGAAGGATATTGTCAATCGATCCCATCACCGATGCGACATTCTCAACGATCTTTAGATCACCCTGCCCATCCGGAATAATCTTCGGATGCAGATCTGACCAAATTACACCCATCTTGTCACTTGCAGCCATCCTCTACTCCTGCATTATACGATTGCTGTGATGATCCCATTCACCACTGTAATTGTCTTATTGCCGTCCTTACTCTGAAACGTACCACTCACACCTGCGGTCCCACCTGTTACAAACCCTGACACCGCATCGATGGTCCCCTGCACTTCCGTGTCACCTCCCACATCCAAGTCACCACCTAAATCTGTGTCCCCACCAACATCCAAGTTGCCTCCCACAGACTCATTGGCCGAAATACTCACACTACCATCAGTCGCCACATGAATAGTTCCACCGGACGGCATTGCCACATGAATGACCTTGTCCGTATCATCCACATACAACACGATCCCACTCGCCGTCTTGACCACACGCCGATCCGGATAATTTGTCGTTCGCTCTGATGGAAGACCATGCACACCATCCGGCGCTGCGGCAAAATACACCGGCTGATTGTAGTCCTCGCCCTCAAAGAAACACCACACAGTAGAATCCACCTCTGGTACACAAAAACACCCAGCCCCAGATCCAGCACCACCACCCACAGAAAACGGCATGGCAGGGACAGCCCACGGCAGATACTGTGTACTGATGCCCTCAAATAACGTCGGCACGCACACCCTCACTCGACCCTGTTGCTTGGGATCGGCATTATCCTTCACCACGCCCCGATGAAAGCCGCCCACTTTCCATGTGCTCTTTGTGATTCTCATTATTTCTTCCTCAACGTTGACTCTGTCAATGTGGTACTGTTCTCCGTATCCACACCGCATCGCGTCAACAACAGATTCGTCATGAACGTAGATCCAATGATATGGACCACACGCTTCACCATCCAGTACCCTGAATTCTGGTACGCCCCAAACATTTCCCCGTATCCCAATGCATCACTGAACAAGACCTGAACTATGTCACCGGGACCCACATTTTCCAGTCCCCACGTACCAGCCCACATCTGAATAGCGCCGGTATTCTTTCGGAAGTATGAATTCTTCTGACGCCCCTGAAAATCTGACGAAAAGTCATTCGATCTCCCCGATCCCATGATAGTCAGGCTGTCACTTGATCTATCACTATCCACCAAGTAAAACTCACTCAACGATGGGCAATCACTCAGTGACACTTCACCTGTCACACACTTCCCGTTCTCATAGTCCCAATAGCTGTATGCCTGCTGCTGTGCGCCAAAGTCAGCCAAGAACTGAGAGTTATCATAGATCCGATGATCTGTCACCGGAATGAAGTCCTCATATGCCTTGTATCCAACCACCAACTTTGCTGCCACTGGACTGACAAACAACTCATCAATGCTCTTGAATACCAATGTCTGAGCACCTCGGATATTCTTCACGAAACAATAGTACCCAGCCTCATTGTCATTCCCAAGAATGTTGTCTCTCAAGTACATGAGCATTCGGGCATCCGTCCAACTCGGCTGAATGAATGACTTCTCAAGAGACAATGAAGATCCAATCTCCGTTTCCTTGATGTCTAGATCATCATTCGCCATAGTCTCCAAGTTGGTCTTCAAGTTTCCAGTGAAGTTCCTGCTCCACTGCTTCGTGATCAAATTCGGAACACGCAACAATCCCTCAACCTCATATGTGTCCGAATTCAGAACCTTGCGCCTCTTCACCTCGAACTCAAACAAATTCAAGTTCGCCAGATCTTCACTTCGTGTAAATTCCAATCCCACCACATTGGCCGTCTTGTCATACGGTGCAATCTGTGATAAGATGTGTGTCGCATCATGGAGCACCATTTTGAACGTGGGCAAAAGACGGTCGATATCCAAAGTCACCGTCAGTTCCTGAATCATCTGCGGATAGACCGGGACTGTCTTGCCCCCAATAGTCACGTTCAATGTGTAGTTACCTGCAAAATTCACTATGATCTCCGCAATCTATACTTCTTCTGGAAGTTGTAGATATCAATTCGATTCGGAACCGTCAACACGAGGCCCGGATCAATATCCACCAATGGGTTGCTGATATCATTCACCAACATCAACACCCACCAAAACTCTGGAGTCCCGTACATCTTGAACGAGATCTTGTCCGGACGCATGTCATCCTCACCAGTGACACGATAGTAATCCGGATCATAGATCATCTCAAACTTGCTCAACGGATTATACAGAAAATCCAACTGAGTGACAGTATTGAGAGTGAATTTCTGATAAAAGTTCGACCGATCCATTACTGAACCCCTCCAGACAACGACGCCCTATTGTAGGCAGACTTCAGACTTTCCACAGTCGGCATCTCGTAGGTCTCAAACACCATACTGACAGTCGCACTCACAGGCTCACCCTCTGGTGTGAATCTCGGTGGCACCTGCAATGTCACCTCAGACACAATTACATTCCAAAAGGTCACGAAACTGCCCAACTCAATGACGATCAAATCTCCACCCTTAAAGTCATCAAAGAAGTCAGACGCCTGCTGCATTACCTTGTTGGACCTTTTGTACGTCGCCAACTTCTCCAACATAAATGGAGTCGGCCCAGGAGGACCCAACAACGGAACCTTCGACACAGCCTTATCTGGATCAGCTGCATACTCAGACGGTAGTGCCAACGATTGTAGAATTCTACAAGGCTCCACTACCTCCCTATGTGCATCATTCACAGCTTCAAATCGTAAGTTCAATGCCATCACGATAGGTGTGGCACCGGCCCAGATTCGCCTACTGACAGCCTTCGAAATCAACGACTTTTCACCCTTTGTGATCACCTGCGTCAAAATGTTTCCAATCGCCAATGCATTCGTAGGGACAATAGGCTCCCAACGTGAAGCCACCTTCAATTGAATATCATCCTGCATGAGGCCCACGATCTTCGCATGATTTCGATACGAAGTAATCTTGATCTTATATGCATCAGGAACAGTCGCCACATCCGGCTGATGCCCATAGTTCATGATCGCCTTTTGTCCATACGGAGATTGCCCATCTCGCTGAAGCGCAGATCCTACGTCCTCCGAGTAGATGACGTTCTCCGGTTTCGGCGTTACACTCTTTGTCGTCCTCTCGCCAGGAGAGATCGGATTGATATCTCTAGGATCAGCCATGATCAGTCCTCAAGTCCCAAACCACCATTCGCTTGTTCATTCAACAATACATCACCTGAATCATGCAGATTCGGTGGGTACATCGTACCTGTGACAGGATACTTCTCATCCATCTCCGCAGTACGGCGTGCCATATTCTCATTGGCCTTACGCATCAACTCATTCTGCTCCTCCATCTTGTCATTCAACTTCTGCAACTCAGAAGCCAATGTGTGTGAAGCAGGATCAGCACCACCAGCCCGAATGATCTCATTACGTCTCTCTACCAAAGAAGGACCCACATCTGGACCATACGCCAACTCTTTCATATCAGCCATGAATCCACTAAAGCCTTCACGAGTCCGTCTACGTTCCCGATCAATCCTCAGCTGCTCCTTTGCCAAGAATTCAGCCATCCCCCGTACCGACATCTTCGCCTGCTTCGCAACCGATTCGATGCCCTGCTTTTCGATGACCTTCATCCAATTAGAGTATGACTGCTCAGCCAGCTTCAGCGCCTTTTTCTCTTCATTCTTCGCACCCAGCCAATCATCCACAGCCTTATGTAATCTACCAAACTGATAAACCGAGTGACCAACACCCACTGCCAACAAACCAAAGCCAGCGCCCTTTGCAATCAACGGACCCATTGCTACACCCAGCAATGCAAAATCATCCACTGCATCCAAAAGACTATTCTTCAAGTCTCCCACTTTCCCCTTCTTGCCCCTGCGAATATCCTTCAGAACGCCCATCAATTCCTTTGTGTACTTCGCACGATAGGCACCCTTGTTCCAAAATTCCATCAGTCCAGCACCGGCACGCGCCTTGCCCGTTCCCCCCTCAATGGTGGTAGATCTGCGAGCCTCACGCTGAGCTGTCCCTGTCAAACCCGACAAAGCCGTTCCCTGCCCACGTGCCTGTGCCACATCCTCCAAGTCCGCAGATGGCGCATACGCCTTCAGTTTGCTGGTAAACCTACGTTCCTGACGCTCACGCAACTTCTTCACAACACCACCAGCCACACCAGCCGCACCCCTTGCGACATCATACCCAGCACCCAAAACTGGAGCAAATGGACCCGCCAATGCCGTCACCGCACCACGCGACAGCCTACGACCCAATTCTAACGTCCCAGGAGCCGTTCTAGACAAGAAACTCATAGCGCCCTCCCTCTGGGACCCTACGGCCTGCTTTACGCCCTTACGGACGAGCTGGCGCGTTATATTGAGGTCCTGTGGGGCGATTCCGGTAGACTGCTGGATCTGGTCCAATCGCCCACGCAACGCCTTCACGCTCTGTGCCTGCTCCAACAGCTCCTGTTTCTTTTCCTCAATCTGCCCAGTCAACTCATACAGAACCTTCGCATCATCACGCTCAATACTCTGACTCTGGAGGATACTCTCGATAGTTCCACGCACACGTTGCACCAATGTCACAGCCTCATCGATCTCACGCTTCTGAGGACTTGGCCCATACATGGATGACAAGGACTTGAAGAACGCCAAATAGTCACGAGTATACTTTGTATGCAAAGCACGGAGCACTTTCATGCTGTACTGATCCACACCAAATACATTCTCGTAATAGAACCGTCTACGCTTTGCCATCCTATTTTCCCTTCATCTTCGCTTCTTCATCCTGAAGCTGCTTCTGCAATCGACTATCAAACCAATCGAGCATCCGTGCTCCTGTATTCCTCAAATCACCCAATGTGAAGCCGGGAACCATATAGCACAACCTAAATTCCCGCTCCAAAAGTGTCTGTAAGGGCTTGACCATCCGGAAAAATGAAGTCAAGTCGAAAGGGAACATCTACTTCTTCCTCCTGACTACACTTCGGACACTGAAACGTGGTAGACATGTTTGGTCCATGATACATCTTCTCATGCCACGAACGAACCGTAGCCATGTCTCTTCCACTGAACTCCTTCAACTCATACAGCCGATCCATGACAGGCTTATCTGACACCACTGATCGAGCCCACTTATACAGGTATGCCTCATCTGCATTTGGAAACTTCTCGATCTCGATCTGATCGCCCACTGTCAACAATCGCAGATGCACAGACTTGCCAGAAGGCAGTTGCAGATGATAAGGCTGTTGGAAGCTGTCCGGAAGTGTCTCCACCTCAAGTGTGCGCAAATCGATCATAGGTTCGACTGTACCCAAACAATGTGAGCACACGGTTCGCACCTTCATGTACTCATTATACGAATTGATGTACTCCCAAAGGATGATGTACAGACGGTCACCCATTGTCAACTGAGTGACATCAATCCCCCTCACGACGTCACGAAGCACCTGCAAGTACTTAGACTCCACGTTCACAGGATTGATCTGAGCCAAGACCATCTCATCTTTCCCCATGTAGGGACGGACTGTGATGTCATTTGGCTCCACATCATATGGGATACACTTAGACGGCAACTGAATTGGAAGAAACTCACTCATAATTCTCTCCGGTCAATTTGAGTGATTACAGGTTCAAACCTCCTTGAGTAAGGATGTTACCAGAAGCAGTAACAGCTCTACCAATTGTTCCACCTGCACCACCTAATAGCTCTACAGTTTGTGTAGCTATGTCCCCAGCCACATTCGTTACACCCTCTCGGATAGATCCGATCAAGCTTGTCATCTCCACCTGATCCACCGAAAACTCCACCACATAACGCACCACATCATCGTCACCATAGGACAAATCAATGAATGGCTTCCGTACCGGAAAAGCTCCCTTCAACTCAAACCTCACTGACTCCACATAGGATCGATCATACATGGCGACAAACATGGACTTCTTGTAATGGTTCTTGGGATAGAAATATCCTCTCCCGTCCACCATCAAGTTATACCACCCATGAAAGTAGCTCAACACTGAGTTATCCACTGGAGCCAGAAACACTGCTGTGAATCGACTAATGTCTTGCATTCCCGCATAGAACCGCTGAAAAGCTCCGTACTTCAATTGGGATAGCGCAGACATTCCGTAATCCCCAAATTGAACATCTTGGCAATACTGGGACACGAACAGCCCAATATTGCCATTGATGTTATGAGG